GCCGCGCAGAGGATGGCCGAGAGTCCGAATGAATGAGTTGGCTCTTTTCGCAGGCGCTGGCCGCACTAACCCGCCCGAGGAAATGTGCTAGGGTTCATCAGGATCAGAAAAGGAGATGCCGATGGCAAAGCCAAAAACAGACGCCAAAACGATTCGCATGACGGGCGAGGACTTCCAGCGCACTAAGCAACTCAAGGCCTCGTGCGGCCTGGGGATGCAGGAGTTGTACCGACAGCTGCTTCGCCGGGGCGAGCCATATGTTGCCGCGTGGAGCTGGTTCGAGAGCGGTGTTCTAACGCGCTATCCCGAATTGCAGGAAGAGATGCGGCAACTTCTGGAGCGCGAAATGCGGCTGCGCGTTGATCTGGGTGAATTTGCCAGGTCGATCGCACGGCGGATGGCCGAGAGTGAAGATGCTTACGAGCAATTCGAAGCTGAGCTGAAGAAACAAGACGGTATTGCGAAATCGCAGCGCGTCGAATGCGGCAGGAAGTGTTGCCGCACTAACCCGCCCGAGGATCCGCCGCCTGAGCTAGAGGATGAAGGCGCGCCCGGAGGCGGGGGAGGTGGTGCAGGATGACAGAGTGGAACACTGACGTGGACAATGCGCCGCTAGAGAAGGGCCTCTTAGTTACAATCGACCGTGGGGACGGTTCGCGGTTTGTGCCGCGCTGGTGTGCCTACCGCTCATGCACATCGTCCGCCTGGAGGTCTGCCAATAGAGACATCGGCATCATTCTGCCACCGCTGCGCGTGGTTGCCTACATGGAACAACCCGAGCCGCACATGCCGCCTAATCCGATTGCAGAGAAGGCAAGGCGCATAGCAACCGAGTGCGCCGTGTTGGCCCCGCAGAGCGGTGAGATGGTGAGCCTTACTATGACCAAGCTAGACATGGCGCTAGGTACGCTGATGAAGATCAAGCGCATGGCGACTGAGTTGGCAGAGGAAGTGGAGAATGGCCGTCACAAATAGTGCCCTGACATCTACGGAATGACAGTAGGCTAGGGAGGGCTACATGGCTAAGTTCTGGACGTGGGAGTTCGGCGGATCGGGCCACAGGATCAATGACAGCGCAGAACGCTTTGACATTGTGATGACACCTCGAGCGCCTACACACACAAAGCCGGGCGCAATCGTGCTGCTGCCCCAAGGATTGCAGACGGTCTGGTATTGGCCCGAGCGTGATGACCCGTTGCCTAACTGGGAACCTGACCGCTCGCTTACCAGACACGCGCTTGACCAAGGCGCGCTACTGCATGATGAGCATGGCGACCTTGTCCCTGGTTGGGGCGGGCCTGGGTGCGACCGCTATGCGGTTGACCTAGGGCTGCTGCAGGCTGGCGTGGTCATGCGCATCATTGCAGACCACGACGATGTGCAGGACTGGTGCGACGGCATACACTTTGAGGATCTGGCCTATAACCCGCATTCTGCATGGCTGCGCTATGTGCCCAACCTCGAGCTCTGGCGTGCGAGCTTTCATCGCATGGTGCAGGCTGCCACGCGGCGCATTGCTATGCGGACATGCAATGCTTTCCACGGCTACTACTTTCCGCCCACCTATCTGCGAGCCTTCTGGATGCAGAAGCTAGAGGGCTTCCTGTTCAAAGACTTTGAGTCTGAGGTTGATAGCCGTGACCAGGACTACGGCAAGCTCTTGCGCTGGCGTCATTGGGGCGCTGCCTGCCGGCGGCACCCGGCGATGCTAGAGGGCTTCTGCCAGCCTGGCTGGAATGACGCAAAGAGAGCGCAGTATTTGCGGCTCGGCTCTGCCACGGCTGACCTATTCGATGCGCACTGGATGGCGTGGGCACATCCCAGCATGAGTCGCTACAAGGAGGGCGCGGTCTGGTGCGAGTTCTACGATGAGTTGATCGAGCTAGGCGAACCAGTGGCAGAGCGCGAGTTCACCGTGATCCCCACGCGGCTATTCAGCCGAGAGCATGAGCACGGCCGGGTGCTGGTCAATCCCAAGCCCGAGCCGGTGGCCTGGCGCGGCGTGACCGTGCCTGCGCTGGATGCGGTGATAGTGAGATAGGAGGGGCAGGAGATGAGCACCGGATGGTTCGGACTGGTTGAGGCATTCAGGGCGGCTGCAGAGATGTCGCGCAACTGTGCACAACTTGGCGTGCTGCTCAAGCAAGAGCCACCGACACATGATGATCTAATTGACCTGAGCGACTTGTGTGTTGACGCAGCGGCCAAGGGTGAGCGCCAGTGCAGCGTGTCAACTCAGGCGCTTGCGCGGATCCTGATGGATTACCTGAACATTCACGAGGCATGGCACCGCCGGGCATGGCGGAAGGCGTGCGCGTGGCTGGACAGTTTGTTCACTTAGCGGGGTGGTGTTATTAAGTACCCATAGGGGGGCAGATCCTTGGGCCAACAACAGATGACCTACGCGCCCGGGCCGGACGCAGGTTTTTCCTCACTTTGGGGGGCCGGGTGCCGCTGTGTGCGCCCGGCCCGGGGGAGGTGTTATTAAGTGCCGCTGAAACCTAAGCAGCCCTGCAAGCATCCGCGCTGCCCGGCGCTTGTGCCGGTCGGCGTGCGCTACTGCGCCCGGCATTCTGAGATTGACCCGCCTGCGCCGTGCCGGGAGCCGGGCTGCCCTGAGTTGGTCAAGCCGCCGGACCGCTACTGCGCGGCGCACCAAGCCGAGAAGGCAGAAGCCTATGACCGCGCCAGGGGCACCACGGCAGAGCGTGGCTATGGCGCCGCGTGGCAGCGTGTGCGCCGCTGGTATCTGGCCGAGTATCCGCTCTGCGAGGTTTGCGAAGCCGCCGGGCGCGTCAAGGCTGCAGAGCAGGTTCACCATATCAGCCACGACACCCGCAACAATTCGCCGGACAACCTGCAGGCAGTCTGCGTGCCGTGCCACCGGCAGCTAGAGCGTGACTATCAGAAGGGGAGGCAACATGGCAGATAGGATGCCCGTGCCCAAGGGACTCGACGCAGAAGCCAAGAAGATGTGGCGGCGGGTGGTCAAAGACCTCAAGCCCAAGGGCCTTATCACGCCATCTGACGCCATCGCGCTCGAGATGCTATGCCGGGCCTTTGCAAGCTGGCGCGCCGCCGCCCAGGAGGTGCAAGATCAAGGCGCCAATCTAGTCAGCCTGACGCCTAACGGCTATGAGGCCGCAAGCCCCTGGGTGGCTATCGAGCGCACCGAGTATGACAAGCTCTACAAGATGCTGAAAGAATTTGCGCTGACGCCGGTGCGCCGTGGCAGGGTGACGCCGGCCGAAGGTACGGATGATGACCCGATGACCGGACTGCTGGACTAGAGACCCCTAGGAAGGCAAGCCCTGCGTGGGCAAGATCGACACCGCCGCCGCAGGCAAGGCCCTGCAGTTTGTGCGGCAACTCAAGCATACTAAAGGCCGCTGGGCGGGCCAACGCTTCCAGGTGCTACCGTGGCAGGCCGAGCTCTTGCGTGCGCTATTCGGCACGCTCAAGCCGAACGGCTTCCGGCAATACAAGACCTGCTACTGCGAGATCCCGAAGAAAAACGGCAAGAGCGAGCTTGCCGCAGCCGTGGCCCTGAAGCTGCTATTTGCCGATAATGAGCCGGGCGCGGAGATATTCTCAGCGGCGGCCGACCGCGATCAAGCCGCTATCGTGTTCAATGTCGCAAAGCAGATGGTGAAGGATGCGCCAGCCTTGGCGGCTAAGGCCAAGATCGTAGACAGCAAGAAAACCATTCACGTCAAGAGCACCGGCAGCTTCTACAAGTGCCTCAGCGCCGAAGCCTACACCAAGCACGGCCTCAACGTACACGGCGTGATATTCGATGAGCTGCACGCGCAGCCGACCCGTGAGCTTTGGGATGTGCTCACCGTAGGCTCAGGCGATGCCCGGCAGCAGCCGCTTTACTTTGCCATTACCACGGCGGGCTATGATCGGCAGTCGATTTGTTGGGAGATCCACGAGCATGCGCGCCAGGTGGCCGAGGGCATCATTGACGATCCTACATTTCTGCCGGTTCTCTTTGCGGCAGATGATGATGCCGATTGGGAAGATCCTGCAGTCTGGGCGGCCTGCAACCCGTCCCTGATACTTGAGGAAGGCGGGCCGGGCATCATCACGATGGAGAAGGTGCAGGAAGCATACCAGCAGGCCCTTGCCCGCCCGGCAGAAGAGAACAGCTTTCGCAGGCTCAGGCTCAACCAGTGGGTGCGCCAGGAGACGCGCTGGCTGCGTATGGGCGATTGGGATGCGTCGGCCGGCAAGGTTGACCCGAAAGCCCTAGAGGGCCGTGAGTGCTATGCGGGGCTGGATCTAGCGAGCACAACCGACGTTGCCGCGTTGGTGCTGGTATTCCCGCCGGTTGAGGAAGGCGGGCCGCATGAGGTGCTGCCCTTCTTTTGGATCCCCGAGGAGGCCGTGCGCGAGCGCACAGCGCGCGACAAGGTGCCCTATGAGCAATGGGTAGACCAAGGCCACGTTATCGCCACCGAGGGCAACGTGATTGATTACCGGCATATTCTCAAGCGCATCCTCGAGCTGCACAAGGTCTACAACATCAAAGAGGTTGCCTTTGACCGGTGGGGCGCGATTCAGCTAGTGCAGGACCTTGAGGGCGAGGGGCTAACGGTCGTGCCGTTCGGGCAGGGCTATGCGAGCATGAGCGGGCCGTCTAAGGAAATGGAGAAGCTAGTATTGGGTAAGCACCTAGCCCACGGCGGCAACCCCGTGTTGAGGTGGATGGCTGACAACGTCATGGTTAAGCAAGATCCAAGCGGCAACATCAAGCCGGACAAAGGCAAGAGCACTGAGAAGATTGACGGCATTGTGGCGACCATCATGGCACTAGACCGGTGCATCAGGCATGAGGCAGAGGAGCCGAGCATCTATGAGACCACGCGCACTCTGTAAGAAGTGCGCACTTGCAAAACTCTCACTTTTGTGTTATAGATAAATCACCCCCGAGTAGACCCCGCCTGACAAACCATTGACCCCTCTAGGGGCGCGTGACGTTTGCCGAGCAGCAACGGTTACGGGTGGCTTACTAGAGCACGACATAGCCTGGGGCATTTGATTGTCCGTGGTACACCACCGCCGGAGCATGATTGGTGGTATGGGCCTGTTCGTGGCAACACGGGCGGGCTTGCCCTGCATCGTGCTGCAGGTATTGGCGGGCCTGGCTTTGATCTGGACCTTGCCCTGACTGCGGTTTATGGCGCCGTGCGTGTGCTCTCTGGCGACAATTCCGCGCAGCCCATTCACTTGCTTGAGGACACTGGCAACGGTCGCACCCGCGTGCGCTCACACTCGCTGTATGACGTTCTGCGCTATGCGCCCAACCCTGAGATGAGCGCCACCGATCTGCGCAAAACCTGGCTGGTTGGTCTCTGCCTGCGCGGCAATGCCTATACGTTTATCGAGCGCAATACCTATGACCGGCCCATCGGACTCTGGCCGCTTGAGCCTGACCGCGTGACACCAGTGCGCGATGCGGATGGCGAGCTTGCCTATGAGTACCACGCAGGCGGTGGCAACATCCGCACGCTCAAGCAGAGCGAGGTGCTGCACTTCAAGGGTGTTTGCACCGATGGCCTAACTGGCTTGTCGCCTATCACTGTGCTCTATGGGCCGCTTGATGCTGCCCGGCTGGCAGAGGAGCAAGCGCGCCGTGCGTTTGACGGCAGTAACCAGCGGCTATTCTTTGAGACCGAGGAGAAGCTAACCGCAGAGACCCGCGATGAGCTGAGTGAAAGCTATCACAAGAAGTACGCAGGACCGGCCAATGCGGGCAAGGTACCCTTCCTCGGGTGGGGCCTCAAGGCCAAAACCCTCAGCATCTCACCTGCCGATCTGCAGCTTCTTGAGTCGCGCAAGTATGATGCGCAGTCGATCTGCATGGCAGCCTTTGGCGTGCCGGGCTTCCGCTGCGGCATTGCCGCAGATAAGACAGAGACCTTCGCCAGCATTGACGCGCACCAGCTTGCCTATGCGATCTATACCATGCTGCCCATCAACGTCGGCATTGAGCAAGAGCTCATGCGCAAGCTCTTGACGCGCAAGGAACGCGAGACGCTTGCCATTGAACACCTGATGGACGGGCTGCTGCGGGCTGACCCCAAAACCCAGAGCGAGATTCTAAGCCAGGGCGTGATGCACGGGCGGCTTATGCCTAACGAGGTCCGCGATATGGACAACCGTGGCCGCCTCGGGCCGGAAGGCGACAGGGCCTATATGCCCAGCACGATGGTGCCGATGGGCTATCACCCTGATGCGAAAGACAGCGACGAAGGGACAAGCGATGAGTAAGCAACTTGGGGGTGGCATTGAGCTGCGGGGTGGGTGGTCTCAAGGGCCAGCCCAAAACAACAAAACCGACACGCCGCCCCCACACAGGCCCGAGCAACGCAGGGCCTATGAGCTTGAGTGCCGCGCAGAGGATGACGGCAATCTGGTGCAGATCGACGGCTATGCAGCCGTGTTTGATGTTGCGTCAGGGCCGATCCTGGAGGCGTGGGGCATTGAAGAGGTTATCAAGTCCGGCGCATTCAGTAAGACCATCGGCGAGGCCGATGTGCGCGCACTATTCAACCATGATGCCGACATGGTCATTGCCAGGGCAAAGCCGCCTGCAGGCTTCCTGCCAACGCTTGAGCTTGAGGAAGATGGCACGGGCCTGATGTTCAAGGCGTCGGGTGACACGCGCATTAGCTACGTGAACGATCTGGCCGTGAGTATCAGCCGGGGCGACATTAGCCAGGCATCGTTTGCCTTTGTGCCAGTGCAGGAACGCTGGACCGACAGAGGCAAGGATGAGCCGCTACTGCGTGAGATTCTTGAGGTCAAGCTCTATGACGTTAGCCCGGTGACGTATCCGGCCTATGAGCAGACTTCCATCTGGTTGACCCCTAGAAGCATTGAGCAAATTGCAGAGCTAGAGGCCAAGGGCAACGGCCATGCCCAGCGGCTAATGGATCTGCTCAACGATACCCAAGGCGACCAAGAGCCGAGAGCAAACGAGCACTCAACTGAGCCGGACCCGCAAGCCGGGCACCACTCGGATGAGCCGCCAACCGACTCCCACTCGGAAGAAGCCCAAGAAGGCAAAACCGAAACTGTGCCGCTATCGCTTGCAAGAGCGCAGATCGAGTTAGCGCGGCGCATGGGAGGGAACGATGAACGCAACCGAGATGAGGCGGCGAGCTGAGGAAGTTCTGAAGCGCGCCACCGCGTTGACGGAAACGGCCGGCGCTGATGAGCGCGACCTGACCGTTGAGGAACATGAGCAGCTTCAGGCGCACATCAAAGAGCATGATGACTTGCTTGAGCGCGCCAACACCATCGACGGCCTAGAGCAGCGCCAGGGCGCCGCGCATGTGCCGGTCAATGATCCACCGCGCCAAAACCCGAGCGGAAACGACCAGCGCGAGAGCCTGAGCATTGGCGAAGTGCTGCAGATGGCTGCGCGTAGTTCCGGGGACCCGCGCTATCGCAATCTGCCGGTGAGCGGCAAGGTGCTCGCAGCCGAGCAGCGCGCCGTGCAGGGGCAAAGCGAAGGCACCCCGAGCAAGGGTGGCCATGCGGTTGGCACCGATGACATCAGCACCATTATGGACAAGGTGCATGAGAATACTGACATTCTCGGCAAATGCACCACGATCACGGTGGGGCCTAATTCCGACAGTATCAGCCTGCCCTACATTGATGAGACCAGCCGGGCGGCTGATAGCCGGTGGGGTGGCTTGCGTGCCTTTAGGCAAGCCGAAGGCGCAACCATCACGGCCAGCACGACCACGCTGGGCAAGATCACGCTGGAGCTGGAGAACCTGACCGCGCTGGTGCCGTTCACGGACCAGCTCTTGAAGGATGCCCCGGCGCTCACTTCCTGGGTGCTCCAGACGGTGCCCAAGGAGTTCGCGTTTACGCTGAATGATGAGTTCTTTAATGGCGACGGCGCCGGTCACATGCTCGGCGTGATGAACAGCCCGGCGCTTGTGACCGTGCCGAAGGAAACCGGACAGACGGCGGCCACGATCAAAGTGCAGAACATTCTCAAGATGTTCTCACGTTGTTATGGCCCGAGTCGTGCGGGGTCCGCGTGGTATGTCAACCAGGACATTGAGCCTGAGCTCTGGGGCATGACCATGCCGGTGGGCACGGGCGGTGCCCCAGTTTACTTGCCGCCGAACGGCCTTGCAGGTGAGCCCTACGGTCGCCTGCTTGGGCGTCCGGTCATTCCGGTGGAGGCGTGCCAGACGCTTGGCACCACCGGGGACATCGTTCTGTGCAACCCGGAAGAGTACCTGACCATCGAAAAGGGTGGCGTGGACTTTGCCGAGTCGATGCACGTTTACTTCACCACCGGCCAGACGTTGTTCCGCTTCGTTATGCGCAACAATGGGCAGCCGTTGTGGAATGATTCGCTTACCCCGTTCAAGGGAACGAATACCCAGAGCCCGTTCGTGGCGCTGGCAACCAGGTAGATAGGGAGGGCCTAGACAATGGCTAAGTTTATGAGCGAACACCTGCCGGTCTGCGCACTCCTGCCGCTCGCTGACAGGTGGGATTCTGACCCGGCAACCGATGTCTACAACTTGGCGCTCTATGATGAGATTACGTTTCTTGTCTGTGAGGGTGCCGGTGGTACGGGCACGACCGTGCTGACGGTGGAAGAGTGTACTTCTGCCGCTGCGGCTGGTGCTACGGCTATCGCATTCAACTATCGCCTCTGCGCGTCGGCCGGTTCGGCTGATACGTGGGGCGCGTGGACGGCGGCCACGACATCCGGCTACACGACCGTGGCCGGCGCAAACAAGATGGTTGCCATCCGCGTGCGCGGCAATGAGCTGAGTGCTGGTAGCAACTATGTGCGCGTGCAGACCACGGAATCGGCTAATGACCCGTGTGACGCGGTCATCATGGCGGTGCTCGGCAAGCCCCGTTATGCCGAGGATGTGATGCCCACGGCGGTCACCTAGTAACAACCAACCAGGCGGGGCGGGCATTGCCGCCTGCCCTGCCGACCTACCTTGCCGGCCTAGCCGGTGCCCTGCGGGGCGAGGGGGACAACCGAGATGAGTGATGCACATAGCAAATGGGTCAATGGTGCGCTGGTCTGGTATGACCAGTATGAGTACCGCTGGCTAGATGCGGTTGGGGCCGATGTCAAGAAGTTCATCGAGGACTTTACCGCGCCGCTTCTGGTGAGCAGCCTATTGGCTGGCTGGACCAATACGGCCGTTGAGGCTGGTACGGGAAGCTCTACGCATATCGCGCAAGATGAGGCCGGCGGCGTGGTGCGCTGGAATGCAGCGGCCAATGAGAACGATGGGTTGCAGTCGCAGACCAATGGCGAGGCGTGGAAGCTCGAGACCGACAAGCCGTTGTACTTCGGCTGCCGGTGGAACATCAGCGAAAAAACACAGAGCGATGCGCTCATTGGCTTGGCGCTGACTGACGCTAGCGTTATTGGCGTGCCCAATGACTTCATCGGCTTTGTCACCCATGACGGTGACGCGAATCTTGACTATCAGTGTCGCGCAGGCGGAACCGGTGCAGCGGTGGACTCTACCACAGACCTGGTCGATGACACGTTCATCGTTACAGAGTTTTTCTATGATGGCGCTGGCAACATTGAGTTCTTCGTTGACGGAGTCTCGGCGGCGAAGGTGTCAACCAACATTCCCACGGGCGAGATGCGCGTGTCAGTGGCCTACCTGAACGGCACGGGCACGATGCAGAACGATGGCCTTGAGGTTGACTGGATCCGGTGCATTCAGTGCCGCTAGGGGGTGAGAGATGGCGGGCACGGTAACGACAACCGAAGTGACGCACACAAGCGTCAAGAAGCTGACTTTCACCTGGACCAGTGACGCCAGCGGTGATGCTGACGGGTCAAGCACTGCGGCGTTTGATGGAAAGGTCATTGCAGTGCTGCAAGTGCCTGATGGCGGCGTGACCACGCCCAGCAACCTGTATGACGTGACCGTTACTGACGCTGATGGCCATGATGTACTCGCTGGATTGGGCGAAAACATCGCCAACACTGGCCCGACCTATGTGGCCGGCTCTGATGATGATCTACTTGCGGTTGCAGACTCAGTGCTGACCGTAACGGTTGCCAATGGCGGCAACGCCAAGGGCGGCAAGGTGATTGTCTACATCCGATGAACCAACAAACCGAAAACAAGCGGGCAGACGCACCCATTGACACAGACAAGAAAACTGTCCGCAAGCGGGTGGCCGAGGGCCGGGTGGTACATATCTGCCCTGCCCTCAAGGCCACCCGCATGATTGAAACCGCAGCACTAGACCACCGGGCAAGGGAGATGCGATGCGGTTGACGCGGTCAACGGGGCCAACCTCAGAACCGGTCACGGTTGCAGAGGCCAAGGCGCAAGCGGTCATAGAAGGCACGACCGACGATGACCTGATTGCGCGGTTTGTCTCTGTAGCGCGTGAGCAGCTCGAGGATGAGACCGGCCGGGCATTGATGACGCAGACCTGGGTACTGACGCTAGACAGCTTCCCTGATGAGGACGTCATCTATTTGCCTAGGCCCCCGCTGGCGAGTGTCACCAGCATTGCCTACGTAGACACGGCCGGGAGTTCACAGACCTGGTCTAGCGATGAGTACGATGTTGACGCAACCAGCGATGTGCGCAAAGGGCGCGTTACGCCTGCCTACGGCTATAGCTGGCCGAGCACCAGAGACCAAGCCGGGGCGGTGACGATCACCTACGTAGCAGGATACGGCGCGGCGGGCGATGTGCCAGAGCAACTGAAGCAAGCCATCGTTCTGCTGGTGTCCGCGATGTATGAGCACCGTGAGGCGTCGGAGTACACGATGGGCGGTGAGATCAAGGCCATTAGAGGGCCTACGGCCTATGACCGGCTGATAGCCAAGTATGAGGTAGACAAGGTCTGATGCGTGCCGGCCCCATGCGACACACGTTGAGCATCTATGACCCGGCAGGCGCAGCCGACTCGGATCCTGACGGCTTTGGCGAGCCGGACGATGAGCCAACGCTGCACGCCACGCGGCGCTGCAGCATCATTACCCTGAAAGGGGCCGAGCTGATAGCAGCGCACCGCGAGCAGGGCATGATGACGCACAAGATTCGAATGCGCTATGTGGCCGGGGTGCTGCCTCGGATGTATGGCGTAGACCAAGATGGCGCGGAGTATGACTTTGTGCTGGTCAACAATGTGTGCAAACGCAAGCGGTGGCTTTTGATTCATGCCAAGGAGCGCATCTAGTGGGTGACGGCGTTGCGATAGAGCTTGAGGGCGGGCGAGAGCTCAGCGCCTACCTCAAGGGCTTGCCCGACAAGGTCCGCAAGCGGACTATAGGCCGCGCTCTGCGCAAGGGTGCTTTGCCGCTCTTAGACCATGCCGTTGCCAATGCGCCAGTAGCGGACGAAGCGCACACGCATGGCGGCGTAACGGTCGCGCCCGGAACAATGCAGCGGTCGATGACGGTTAGCAAGCGGCGCAGCCGTGACGGCGATGACATCACCTACGCTATCGGGCCTAGCCGCAATGTCTGGTATGGCTTCTTCACTGAGATGGGCACTAAGTACATTGCGCCAATGGCGTGGCTGGAGAGCGCGCTAGATAGCGGACACCAGGAGAGCCTCAACGCGGTCATCAAGGTGCTGCAGGGGTCTATGAAGCGGTGGAAAGCCAAGCAAAGGAAGCTCGCCAATGGCTGACATCCGCGAAGCAATCACGGCGGTGCTTCTCGCTGATGGCACGGTGAGCGGGCTGATAGGCGTGCGGGCGAGGTGGCAGAAGCTCGAGCAGAATGAAACCATGCCGGCCGTGCGGCTGGCGATGTTGCCCGGACATGGCAAGTGGGCAATGGGCGATGCGCCCGATCACTATTGGCGCCGCTTTCAGGCGGACTGCTACGCGGATAGCAGGGGCGGGGCGGTTGCCCTGGCGACAGCGGTTGACGGGGCGCTGAACAACTACAGCGGCACAAGCGAGGCCATTGTGATTCAGCATATCGAGTTAGAGACCGGCACAGGCCAGCCCTTTGATGAGCCGACCGAGAGCCACCGCGTAATGTTGAGGGGGATAGTCAAGTATGACGGCTGACCAACTGCAAGCGGTCAAGGAGATGGTTGCCGGTGCTGCGCACTTGCTGGTGCAGACGATTGAGTTGATGGAGACCGCCGATGGTGAGGATGACGAAGAGTGCGAGCACCCGGAAGAGATGCAGCGCGACATCAGCAGAATGGGCGTAGACAAGGACCATAGGCGCTATGAGTGCAGGAAGTGCCTCGGACAATACACAGCGCCCCTGAACGGAGACAAGGCCGATGGCTAAGACAGTTCTCACAAATGCACGGCTGCTGTTTGGTGAGTATGACATCACAAGCTACAGTAACCAGGTCACGCTTGAGACCGATGGCGACATGCAGAAGGCCACGACCTTTAGCGAGGGGTGGGATAACTTCAAGCCCGGCACGCTCAAGTTCGGCGCCAGTGCTAACGGCTATTGGGATGACGATGTCGGCAGCGTGATTCAGCCTGATGCTGCCATGTTTGGCAGCCTCAGCGCATCGGGGCGTGTGTTCACCGTTGCGGCCGATGGCGGCGATGAGAACGAGAAGTGCTATTTTTTCCAAGCCCTCACCGGGGGCTATGAGTGCTTTGGTTCGCATGGCGAGCTTGCACCCTGGTCGCTGACGTTGGCGGGCGACAGTGCCAGCGGTGGCGTGGGCGTCATGGGCACCATCTTGCGCAATGCAACGGCCACGGGCACCGAGGATGGCACGGCGCTTGAGCTAGGCGCGGTGAGTGATACGCAGACCCTATATGGTGCGCTGCACATCACTGCGGACAACTTTACAAGCTGCACGGTCAAGATTCAGAGCGATGAAGCCTCTGGCTTTGCAAGCCACACCGATCACATCACGTTTACGGCGGCCTCCGGCATTACCTACGAGTGGGGCACACCCGTGGCCGGGGCCAACACCGATACATATTGGCGTGCATCCGTGTCGGCATTTGTTGGCACCAGCATGACCTACACTGTTGTAATGGGCATTCAGTAGAGGAGACCGAGGAACATGGCGAAGCTAACGCTTACCGATGCCTACGTGAGTGTAGGCGGCTCTGATGAGAGCGATCACGTTAAGAGTCTGACGATTCAGTGCGACTGTGATTGTCCAGACGCAACGGCGATGAGCGAAAGCTGGAGCAACGCGCTTGCGGGCGTGTTGAGTTTCAGCTTAGACATTGAATTTTATGCAGATTTCGCAGATGACGACATCAGTGAGGACATCTGGACGGCATACGCTGCCAAGAGCACGCTGGCAATCATCATCAAGCCAACGTCTGACGCGGTCGACGCCGACAACCCGAGCTTTACCAGTACATGCTACGTGCAGAGCTTCCCGCCGTTGGCCGGGTCTCATGGTGACGTGGTGATGATGCCGGTCAAGTTTGTCAATGCCTCAAGCACGGGCATGGCCAGGGCGGTTGCGTAATGGGTAAGACGTTCAAGCCGCGCCGTGAGAAGACGATTGACACAGACGGCTTTGGCAGCGTGCTGGTTCTTCCGCCCACCTGGGCGCTTATCGAGCGCATACAGGAGGCAACCACCGGAGACCATGTGCAGCTAGGCGCAATGGCAGAGTTGGTAGCCGCGTGTGCGTTTGATCCTGAGAACCGGCAGCCGCTTTTTGATGATGTCGATACCGTCAAGGGGCTGCGCGGCTATGAGGATGACATCAGCGCGGTGTTTGTTGCCGCCTCTGAGTTGTCCGGCATCAGCAGCGAGGACGTAACAGCGGAAAAAAAAGAGTGATCCGCCCTGAGCCGGGCGATTATGTCTGGTTCTGGGTGCGGATGGCAAGAGACCTAGGCAGGACAATGACAGAGCTGCAAGCCACGATGCGCATGGATGAGGTGCGTACCTGGCTTGCGGTTCTTGCATACGAAGCGGACCAGCGCCGCAACCAATAGACCCTCAGAAAGAGCGCCCGCGTGGCTAACGTAGTTGGCAGCCTTCTTATCAAGCTCGGCATGAATATCGCTGAGTTTGATAAGGGCATGAACAAGGCCAGCAAGAAGCTCAACAAGTTCGGCCGGAATGCGAAGCGGCACGGGGACATGCTCACGCGCAATGTCACCATGCCGCTACTTGCTGCAGGCACCGCTGCGGTCAAGTTTGCTGCCGACTATGAGAGCGCGTTTGCGGGCGTGCGTAAGACCGTAGATGCCACCGCGGCCGAGTATCAGGCCCTCAGTGACGGCATCCGCAAGATGTCTACAGAGATTCCGGTCAGTGCAGTTGCCATTGCAGGCGTGGCTGAAGCGGCGGGGCAGTTGGGTATCGCCAAGTCTGACCTGCTTGACTTCACGCGCATCATGGTTGACTTGGGCAACACTACCGACATTGAAGCCAAAGAAGCCGCGATTGGCCTAGCGCGAGTTGCCAGCATCACGCAGATGAGCGCGGACAATTACGACCGGCTAGGCTCATCCGTGGTTGACCTTGGCAACAAGTATGAGGTGTTTGAGTCAGAGATCGTAGAAGCCGCTACTCGCATGGCTGGCTCGGCCAATGTCGCACGGATGAACCAAGCGGAGCTAGTTGGCCTGGCCGCTGCCTATCGCAGCGTGGGCATTGAGGCGGCGCTTGCAGGATCGACCACGACTAAGACCGTGGCGAAGATGAAGTCTGCAGTTCTCAGCGGCGGCAAAGAGCTTGACCGGTTCGGGCGCATCGCGGGCATGACGGGCGAGCAGTTCAAGGTCGCCTTTGAGGATAATGCAGCCGATGCCATTGCGGCGTTTATCGAGGGCCTGCAGCGCATCGACCAGGAGGGCGGCAATGTCTATGAGGCGCTGGCATCGGTAGAGCTGGCTGACATCCGCGTAACCAATACGCTCATCACCCTGGCCGGTGCTGGCGACAAGGTCAGGAGGATGCTCAACACAAGCCGTGACGCTTGGCAGAAAAATGTTGCCCTGACCGACGAAGCGCGCAAGCGGTATGAGACGTTTGCCAGCAAGCTGACCATCTTCTGGAATAAGCTCAAGGACATTGCCATTGATAGCGGCACCGAGCTGATACCCAAGCTAGAGGAGATGCTTCCTCTGCTCGAGCGCCTGACTGGCGTGGTTGGCACCATCCTAGACAAGTTTGCTGCATTGCCTACTGAGGTGCAGATTGGCCTGTTGGTTGCCGGGCCTGCCCTCAGCGCAGCCGGAAGCGTTGCGCAGATTGGGGCTGCACTGGCGCGCCTGCCGGGCTGGGCCAAGCTCGCAGGGCTGGCCGTTCTGGGCGCGGGCGCTGCATTCGGCGTGCTCAAGAACAAGAGCGGCGAAGCCACCGAGGAGCTTGAGGTCCACCTAGAAATCGTCAAAACGATAGACGAAACCTACCGGCAGATCCACGGCCAGCTTGCCCTACTCATGCACGCCGTCTCTAAGTCGATAGGCGGGGGCGGGGAAGCGGGCGAGTCGGCCAGCGGCAAGATTGGCAACTGGCTCAAAAACTGGGTCAAGAAGTTTGAGGGCTTTGAGGACTACATACAGAGCTGGGGCGACAATATTGCGGACGTGTTCGCGCAGGGCATCGTAGATGGCGACCTATGGGCAAAGAAATGGTCTGACTGGATTGACAGTATCGTTGCCGATTTGGCCCGCCTCATCGCGCAGCTCTACATCACGCAGCCGCTTGTGCAGGCGTTGCAGGGGGCGCTGGGGCTGCCGACCACCGCAGGCGCTACTGCTGCCGGGCCTGGCGATGTGGGCTATGACCTGCCCACGGGCGGGTGGGTAGCGCCTGCGGGCGTGGACAATAGCACGGGCGGCGTCACCATTGAGAACCATGCCACGGGCCTAGTTGACATCTCTACGCAACGCAAGCCGGGCGGCGGTCTGCGTGTAATGGTGGAGTCTATCGTCTTAGACACCATCGGCACGGGCAAGGCTGACAAGGTACTAGGCCAGGCAACCGGTGGCAGGCGCCAACCGAGGAGGCGCTAGATGTCAACGGTCTGGACTTCTGCCATTACCAATGCCCCCGAGCCGCTGCGCAAGGGTTCCTCCGGCCAGTCTGCAGAAGCGTGCCTTGAGACCCCGATGAGCACGGGAGACCCTAAGTATAGATGCCGCAGCACGGCGACCACTCGCCCGTATACACTTCAATACTGGTTCACCGATGCGCAGATGGATGAGCTGCACACGCTTTACTACACAACTACCAAGCGCGGCGCAACGTTCATTGAGATGACTGACCCAGAGCGCGGGGATACGGCAGACTTTCGGATCCGTGGGTATTCCTGGGACAACCACGGGCCTGATATGTGGCTGGTGACTATTGCGTGGAAACGTAAGCCATGACCCGCAGCATAAGTGGCACAACCCTGGCCGCGATGCTCGCGCAAGAAACCGGGGAGGTTATCTGTACCGCGCTCTTGATCGAGCATGACGACCTCACCGATGACATCCGCGTGACTGATAATGGCGAGGCGGTGACATTCGGGGGCAATGCCTATCAAGCCTTCCCTTATGAGATCACGTTGCCCTTTGACCAGGATGACCGCCCGCCCGAGGCGCGTCTCGAGCTTGACAACATCGGCCTGATGACCGATGACGGCGCCGCAACGTGGTCGCCTACCGAGATAGTGCGCACGTTGACAGGCCCGATAGATGTGACGATCTACGTCATTCGCGCAACCACGCCGGCCAGCAGCGTAGTTGAGATCACGTTTCCGAGCATGAAGCTCTACAGCGTTGATTGGGATGACTTCACCCTGGGCGGCGCTCTGAGCTACAAGCCCTTAGTAAGCGAACCTTTCCCAGGCCACACGATGACCCCCAGTCGCTTTCCTATGGTATTTGGCGCGCCCTCAGATGAGTGGAGTGGGCCGGACTCATTGAAGGGCACGCCGCAGGGTGAGGGTGGGCTTTCATTCAAGGTAGGCAGCACCAAGAAGGCAATACTGTAGGGGGTTGATGATGAGTAAACGATATACAACCTGGGCGGTGCTATTCACGCTGCTCAGTCTAGGCTTCCTGGCATCGGTGCAGACGCAGCGCGCTATGGGCGAGGGCTTGCATGATGTTGTGCATGTGGTGCCGTTCTATCTTGAGGACAGCACCGCAACGGCGCTGACTGATGCGGACAATGGCACTGTCAAGGCATACCGCTCGCAGGGCGATACCACCGGCACAACCATCTGGCTCGACTACAGCGGTACGGCTGGATTGTGGCACGGTCGTGACATGACCTACAGCGAGCTCTACGCGCTCTGGTTTGAGAACGATGACCACGACTACACGCTGTTAGACTCGCTCTACGTTGCAGCGCCTCAGCTTGGCGATAGTGTCATTACCCGCTCGGCTAACTTCGCGGCTGAGGTTATTCCCGAGGATGCCCTGCGTGACAGCATCCTAGCCAACGCGCACTTTGACCCTGATACCACCTACAACATCGCCTTGGGCACCGGGGCCACCGTGCCAGATGCAGCTATTGCGGCCTCTATCATGCGCACCTCGCAGGTTAGCACCTACATGGAGGGTGGCACGCTGGATGCCGTGTTTGATTCGCTCTATGTGGCATCGCATTGCAGCACAGAGGTGGCTTACGCAGAGAGCATCTACGCGGCGGACCTGATCGTTCCCGATGATGCCTATGCGGTCGGATGGAATGGAGACTTCAATGTTCCAACCAAGAACGCCGTGTACGATAAGATTCAGACCATATCAACCACCACCGTGGATAACTCACTGGCCTCTACCTATATCATTGTTGGCAATGCGGGCGGCGTGGCAACTGATATGCAGATGAGCCAGGACGTGACGCTAGACAATACAGCCAAGGCCACGATTCAAGACGCAGCGGTTGAGGTGTCAGACCTGAACGATGCGAGCGATGCGATTGCGGCTGGTGAGCTGCTGTATGCCTACGGGGCCGAGACATTCGGGGGCCTGCACTTTGCCGCGGGGACGCTGACGCTCAATCAGGAATGCCAGGACACCACGTTCTATGTGGCCGGCGTTACGACAAATCATAAAGCGTTCTGCTCGTGGAAGGGACAGCCTCAGTGGTCATCCCTCACGCTGGATATGGGCTACACGCTCGGCATTGAAGTGAAGGTGGCCGACTCGCTCCGCGTCTACACAGAGCCGTCTAGCAACCCGGGCCACGACTTCCAGCTAGACCCGAGCTACGTGAATTACTGGGCGTTTGGGCCAAAGGCGCCATGACCGGCCCCCCCGCGTGGCTACGGCCTTACATGGCGGTGCCCTTTGTTGACCACGGGCGCGATGCAAACGGGGCGGATTGTTGGGGGTGGGTGCGGATGGTGGCCCGGCAGGAGAAGGGCTGGCGATGGCCGAGCCTAGACGCGGGCTATGAGAGCACAGAGGACCGCGATGACATAGCGGTGATGACAGCCGCAGAAGTCCATCGGTGGGAGGAGATCGACCCTAGACAGATTGAGCCGTTCGACGTGGTAAGCCTGGCGATAGGCGGCCGTGCGTGCCACGTCGGCCTACACGTAGGCAACGGCTGGCTCGCGCATCTTGAGCGCGGCATGGGGCACGTAACGGTTGAGCGGCTAGACTGTAGACGTTGGCGCGATAGGATTGCGGGGGTATATCGGTGGCTTGCACAGCCCTGACACAGACGGCACGGGTGGTAGTCCGGCCCAATCCGTTCCGTAATGAGGTGCGCGAGTACCGCGTTGGCGTGGGGCGGTCTATCGCCTCGGTCGTGCGCGATGTTGAGATTGAGGGTAGCCAGGGCTACTGGCATAGCGTCAGCCATCAGGGCGCTGCACGGCCTGCAGATGAGTGGCATAGTTGGCTAGTTGGCTCTGATGAGCTGATAGCAGTTAGGGCGGTGCCTGCAGGCGGAGGCGACAAAGGCAAGGATACGCTGCGCACGGTTGCTATGTTGGCAGTGGTGATTGGCTCTGTGGGTGGCGCGGGGCCACTGGCAGGCTGGCTTGGATGGGGCAAGGTAGTAAACGGGGCGTTTGTTGCTAGTAAGGTTGGCACCGCCCTCATAACTTCTGGCCTCTCTGCTCTAGGTCTTTGGGGCGTCAATCAGATTATCCCCCTGCCCGCCCAGGACAAGCTGCAGCCTAATGACCTGCCAATCGTCAACAAGAACGGCCTAACGCCTTATGGCGCTATCCCCCGCCTCTACGGCCAGAGCATTATTTATCCCCGCCAAGCCGGGCAGCACTGGATTGACCATATTGATGAGGATGGCACCTACATTAGAGCCATCTACACGCTCGGCTACGGGCGGCTAGACATTGACACCAGCACGCTCAAGCTAGGTGACACTCTGCTAGACGACATCATAGCAGATGATGACTACGAGGGCTCCGAGTATGAGGTGCGCGAGGGCTATAGCGGTGATGCTGCCCGCACCGTATTCCCGCCAATGCTCGCCGACCAGACCTGTGCGATTGAGCTAGTTGATGACACCTATAGTGCGCCCATCAATACGGCAGAGGATACCGATGAAATCATCGTGTCGGTCAAGTTTACCGAGGGGCTAGGGTGCTTTGATCCTCTGTATCTGTGGTTGGGTGCGCGGTCTGATTTCTTGTATGAGGTGCGCTGCGATGCAACCGATGGTTGGCAGTTGGTAGGCTATGGCACGGTCATTGGCAAGAGCGGCAAGGTGCGAGTTAAAACCCGCCGCTTCAAGCTAACCGGTGTCGTTCCGGCAGACGGCGGCGGCACGGTTGACACGCCGCAGCAATGGGAAGTGCGCATCAAACAAACGCCGTACGCTGCGGAAGTTGACGATAGGTATACGCTCTACAATGATTGTGAGTTGAGCCTTTTGCGCTCGGTGTCGTGGATCGACCCCGTCAACACCTATGAGTCTGATGGCCTCTACGTCTCCACCGTTGGCATCCGCGTGCCGGGTGAGTATGCCAACCTCATCAACCGGCTCAACGTAGAGGCGCGCAGCTATCTTGCCCACTATGCAAGCGGGGCATGGCAGACGCCTGCCCTGTCTTATGGCGGTGATGATGTCTACAACAATCCGGCCTGGATCTATGCGGACATCTTGCGCGGCTCGGCCAATACCAACCCGGCGGCGGATGCAGACATTGACCCCGCCGCACTGGCGACTTGGGCCGCCAACAATGTCACCAACGGCTTTACCTTCAACGCCGTATTTGAGAACCAGGAGACCACCTACCAGGCGCTTGAGGCGGTGGCATCTATCGGGCGCGGCACGTTCTGGATGGATGATGGGGCCTACTCAGTTCTTGAGGACAAGAGCCGCAGCGGTGAAACGCCGGTTGCTCTCATCACCCCGCGCAACTCATGGGGCGGGCAGGGGACTAAGACGCTCGCAGAGCCTATCCACGGCATCAGGGCCAGCTATGTCAGCGAGGCGAACGGCTGGATTGAGACCGAGCGCGCAGTGTACCGCGATGGCTACGATGGTGACACGGCAACCAACATTGAGGCCCTGAACCTCTGGGGCTGCACCAATGCCACGCTGGCCGATAAGCTCTGCTGGTACTACATCAACTGCGCGATTCAGCGCCCTGAGACATTCACAAAAGAGATGGACTTTGAGCACCTGACATTCCAGCGGGGTGCCTATGTTGAGGTGTCAGATGATACCGCGCTGATAGGGCAGACGCCGGGGGCGCGGGTAATAAGCTACACGGATAACGGCTCCTCGCTACTGCTGACCATCACGCTAGACACCAGCACGACCGTTGCCGCTGGCACCTACAAGATCATAGTGCGCGAAGCTGCCACGGGTGACAAGCTCGGGCCGTTCATGCTCAATGCCGGGCTAGGCGAGCAGAGCACCTGGAGCGTGCTTGGGCCGGTGTCGCTTGCAGACTGGACACCTGACAATGACCTGGTGACAGTCGGCCTAGTTGATGAGATCGTGCAGGAGTGCTTAGTTACTGGCATCGCGCCTGCCTCGCAGGAGACGGCCTCGGTGAGCTTCATACCCTACAGCGATGCCGTCTATGATGCAGGCACCGCTTCAAGCTATGAGCCGACCATTAGCAGCCGCCCAGACCAGGAAGCCACGCCGCCGCTCACGCCTGACATCATCGCCATTCAGACCGATGAGGGTGCATTGCGGCGGTTGCCTGATGGCAGCTTAGATAGCGGGATTGTCATCACCCTGAATTGGCCCTCTGATGTCAACGATGAGGGCGTGCCGTTGCCGCATCCGGCGGTTGAGCGTATCGGGGTCCAGTGGCGCATCTATCATGCCGAGGGCTTGATGCCTTGGCAGCCTGCTACAGCAGCAGAAGGCCAAGCGGCCACGGTGCGCGTGGGCGGACTCGAGGACGGCCAGACCTATGACGTGCGCCTGCGTGCCATCGCAGCTAGTGGCGTGGCAACCGAGTGGGTCAACACCTCAGATAATAGCGGCTTTGAGAACGGCGTTGAGGTTATAGGCATGTCTACGCCGCCCCCCGACGTAGAAGGCCTAAGTCTGGACGCCGGGCTTCTATCGTGGTCGTACCCGATCGAGCCTATCGACTTCGCGGGCTTCCGGGTACGATGGATTCAGACCAGCCTAGATACGGATACCTACGCAACCTGGGATTATGCTACGCCGATACACGACGGGATTATAACGACAAATCAGATTATTATCCCGCCGCTCAATACCGGCGTAACCCACCTGTTAGTTAGGGCAGAAGATATCGCCGGCAATCAGAGCGACGCGGTAATGGTAGAAGCTACGGCGGGCGATCCAGAGACGGAGAACATCGCTTATAGCCGGCGGTACGGGAATCATGCTAGCGCTAACCAGCCCTGGGCCCCAATCCTAAACTATAACGGCTATATAGCCGACAAAGACGAAAACGGTAATGTAATCCCGCTACCCGAGCCAGATAGTGAATACTACTATAAGTTCTGGGCCTTTATTACGCGGGGCGAATCGTCCGAGGCGGCGCACGAATACTATGATGTTCACCCGCAATACTATCTAGACTTTGAGGTAGAGAATGCGGTTAACTATCACGTAGATTACCTAGTCCATAACCCCGGCGACAGCTTCAACCCGCAGGAAGACGACGGCTGGGTACCGTTCGCCCAGAAGTCGGAAGCGATAATTAGGTACGCCGAGCTATATGACGTTTACCACTTCGCTAAAACTATCCGCATTTGCGTAGAGGCCCAGCTACAATCTCTAGCTATCCCGCGGATTAAGTGGGGCCGGATTCGCTACGGCTATCCTACGCTAACCGACTCGGGTACGCTTACGCTATGGGGAACCGCGGCGAATAACACGGCGAACCTAACTGGCAACGCTACATACTATCGCGACGCTACTACTCAGCTAACAAGTTATTCCGACGGTACGCCGGGGCAGATATATTGTACAGACCTTAACCCCGGCGGCGGACTCGGGCCGGAGTTTCGTAAAACGGACTCGGCCTCTACGGCCTCGTATACCGTACTAACACGTGGCTACCGAGCATTCGGCGGCGGGGCTTCATAACGATAGGGGGACAGATGCAGCGCACAGCATTGACACCCACAACCGTACGCAGCGGCTATATCGAACTCGCAACGGGTGGGGTCTATACAGCCTACATGAGCAACGCCACGGCTGATGCCGGGGCCGAGAAGGGCTCGCCCAATAAGACGTTTTACGGTTTCTTGGCCTTTGACGCTTCAAGCGTGCCATCAGGTTCAACCGTGCAGCTTGCCACGGTCACAATCACCGAGGCTACCGACACGGGCACGGCCGACCCGATGACCATACAACTCTACACGGGCGGCGCACTTGACCTAGCCGACCTGCCGACCACCTGGGCAGACGGCACAAGCGCATGGGCCGAGGTCTACATGGCGCCGGTCGATCCACCGACTAGCCTGAGCGCAGACATTCCAAACGCCAGGCTAGCCGACCTTATCAACGCTGACGATGAGGTGGTCATCAAGGTGGTTGTCAGCGGCGGGCTAGGGCACACCTATAAGTGGCTGCCCACCATCGCCACGGCGAGCTTGACGCTGGGCTGGGTTGCACCGACTGCCGTGCGGGTGCATGAGATTGACAGCAGCGTTGCGACCAGCGTGAGCAAGGATAGTTCACTAGGCACGTCGGCTAGTAAAGAGTCTGACGCGGGCAACACGGCCACGCTCACTAGCACGCTGACCACATCAACCGGGCTAACCTCGGCACTCGGGCAGACGGTCACGCTGACCTCGAGCCTGCCAGATTTGGAGGAGTAAAATGGCAAAGGTTTACAAGGATGACGTGGGAACGGTCATTCAGATCGACTGCGGCACCAACCTCAACGGGGCGAGTGCTTACGCTTTCAAGGTGATGAAGCCCAACACAACCACCGAGGAAACATGGACAGCTACGCTAGTCGATGATGACGACGATGACACCATTCAGGTGACAACGGACGGGTCAGACATCGCGCTGGACGTTGCCGGCCAGTACAAGATACAGCCGCATATCACCGGCCTGAGCGGGTGGACCGGGCGGGGTGAGATGGTGTACTTGGATGTCTACGAACACCAAACGTAGAGGAGACCGTGCGACATGGCTAGCGGGAATGGTAACGGATGGCGGACGTGGGGCGCAATCATGGCGGCCTTGACATTGGCGTTAGGGATAGCCGTGGCGGTTGGTGGCTCTGCGCTTGATGGCAAGGCAAGCAAGGATAGCGTGCAGGCTATCGGCAAGCAGGTAGACGCCACGGATCTGACGGTCACAGAGCTCGAGCATAGCACCATTGACCGGCATGAGGACATGATGTGCGCCTTGGCTAAGATTGCAGCCAACCAGCGCGTGATTGCGCATGAGTTGGGCATCAACCTGGGGGAGTAGTGAGAGACAGCCTGCACCGCTTCGACAGTCTCATCCGTTATCATGTCGCACAACTCTGGCCCGATGCAGATTGGCAGACCATCAAGGCCGTTGCCATCGTAGAGAGCGGCCTAGACCCGCAAGCATTCAGCCCGGCCGGGGCGCGTGGCCTCATGCAACTCATGCCGGGCACAATGAACGATGTGCGCCGCAAGCATGGCGCGCACATTCCCTATACCCGTGATGACCCGGACAGCAGCCTAGCGGCGGGCATCCTCTATCTGCGTGACCAGTACGAGCACCTAGGAGAGATCGACTGCCCCGATGAGCGCATGACGTTTGCGCTGGCCTCATACAACTGCGGCCGGGGCTATGTCAACCGTGCGCTGGCTCTGGCCCGTGAGCGGGGCGAGGCGTGGCAACAATGGCAGACAACCAGCAGGCTGCTTGCCGTGCCTGAGTGCGAGGTGAGTGGCCGCCGGCCGGACTACAATCAGGTCTGGCGCTACGTTGAGAAGGTTCAAGCAATGAGGGCCGAGCTAGAGACCCCTAGTTAGGTGGCCGCTTGAGAGACGCCATGCTAATGCACGGCGATTGCCTAGAGCAGATGCGCGCCCTGCGCGACTGTAGTGTAGATGCTATCTGCACAGACCCGCCCTACGGCCTAAGATTCATGGGCATGAGTTATTGTCAAGAGTTGTGTATGACCTCCTAGGCGGCGACGTCCTCAACACCATCCACGAACTTCACTCCTTCGATCACCTTGGACAAGAGCTCATAGCCGCTCAGCTTTCTCCA